AAATCTCGGAGCACTAAATCTAATGCTGTCAACAGATTCTTGAGGAGCACCCCCAGAAGATGGTGAAACAACTGTTAAACTCACCGTAGAACCCACTCCTGTCAAGCCAGAAGGAGGAGTAAATACTTTAGCACCATTTCCTAAAGCGGCATTCGTAGCAATATAATCAAGCCTAACAACATTTCCAACTTCAAGTGCTTTACCTATAGTTCCGTCCCCAAAAACTACCTGATAAAATCCGTTTAGAGCTTCTTCAACAAAAAATATTTCACTAGTGGAAGATACATCAATAACACTGTCTGAAAAGTTATAAGTTACAACAGTAGTATCAGTAAGAGACTTTTGAATTCTACATCTAATTGTAGTAGTATCAACATCTGGATTTGCCATTAACACAGGACCCTGAACACTTGTAAGTTCTACTAGTTCAGAGTTTTTTACAATCGTACCCTCAACAAGAACAACATTAGTAAAAGCAAAAACTTCAGTACCATCTTCTAACAATGTTTTGTTTACTACATAGTCCGTTTCTGGGTAAAAGGATAATTTTTTCCCGTTAAGAAGAGTTGTAAAAAGCGATTCTCTAGTGAGAGAAAAGCTACTAGAAGAATAAGCCGGATCTGGTACAACAGTTAAATTAACGGTTGCTCTAGCCGCTCTCGCTGATCTAGCCGTATATCCCATAGTCTTTGCAATAGATGCAACCGAGGATCTTTTTACAGCAGAGTCCAAGAATGCTTCATTGGCGGTCATGTGTGCCAATACAGCATTGTAATGTGTATTATAAGCAAGTAGGTCAATCAGAACGGAGAGACCAGAGGCTTCAAAGTCATAGTCCTGAAATTGTTCTTGGTCTTGAAGATAAAGTTTTAGATTATTCTTTATACCTTCAAAATCTAATTCTGTTAGTCTTTTCGTTGCCATTTCTTCTCTCGTTTTGTTTTATTTATTACACGCCAATTTGGACTGTTGGATTGAATGTAGTTGTAACTGGTCCTCCGCATCCCGCAACGGAACCTTGAAAAGCAACACCCTTACCATTAATTCTAACTGTTGCTGAGCCAGTAGCAATCGCATTTGTAGGGTGAGTGTTTGCACCTGAGCTATGTGCGATTACTACATCACCCTGTAATAAAATAGGCGAACCTCCTGATAAGACAGTAGCGTTACTGGGTGTGATTGCACCTGTTCCTGCTGTATCTACTACTGTTCCTGGAGCAATTGCAACTGAAGGCATTATCGCAGTCTCCTCAAAGATGTTTGAAAAATTTGAGGATCTCTTACTCCCATTACATGAAAGTTAATTTGAATTTTGTATTCTTGTGAATTGTAATCAGGATACACAATAACTTTATCTATTCTAACTCTCCTTTCATAGTTATCAAAAGTCTCTTCAATAAGAGAAGCCATAGCACTAGCTGTTGACGAATCCATTGGTTCAAACAACAAATCGTAAATTGGAGAGCCATAATTAGGCGTAAAGGGCTTGCTGTAATATGGAGTAAGCAAAAGATTTTTCATCGCCTGCTTTACTGCATTTACATCTACCTTTTTATAGATGTCTCCTGTGACAGGATTGAGTGCAAAACTCATATCTATGTCGGAGTAAATTCTGGTTGTATTAGCCATATGTTTATTTATATACCTTTTTAGGTGCCTCCGCCATCGGCACCTGCGTTATTAATAGCATCTGTAGCAGTATCAACTACCTGGTCAACTGCCTGATCGACAACACCGAATACATTATCAACTGCACCTTCAACTTGGTCTAAGATATCACCAAGAGGATTGGCACCGAAGCCGTCTTGTAAAGAACCAAAAGGATTTCCTCCCATCAAATCATCTAACAGTCTATTCCTTTTTCTAGCAAATCTTGGTCTTCCATTCATTCTATAAGGTTCTCCAGGAGCCTCGCTTACTGTGAATCCCTGTTTGTCAGGATCTAAAATAACATCTACATCTACTCGGCTTACTGCATTTTTAAAATCGGCTACAATATCAGGGAATTCGCCTTCTTTAATAATCTTTTCAACATTGATTTCAGGCATCTTTAAAGGCAAACCTTTAAATACAAATTCTCCGCCGATGTCTTGAATGTTGGGAACAATTTCACAAAGAAGTTCTAAATCATTTCCTACTTCATTCAATATGCCGACAATGTTGTCGATGTCTACATCAAGATCACCATATTTTTCTTTCAAGTCATTGAGATATACTGCCGCGCCTGCAACTCCCGCCGCGATACCACCGTAATCATTGATAAACTGCTGTATGTCTGCGGGAAGTCCTGGTATAAGACCTCCTAGAGCGTCTAGAGGATTCTCTAGCAGTTGTTTTATTAATTTTACTTTTTGATTAAGTGAAGAAATTAATTGTGCTTCGACATAACCAGGGATACTAGCAATTTTAAGAGGGAGAACCGTAAGAGCCTTGTCAGCAATATCAAGTGTCTGTTCAATATTTGCTGATATGTCTTTTACTAGTTCAGCTGGTCCGCAACTCATATTATCCCCCTTAGTTCAAACTAATCAGTGCGGCAGTGACAGTGAAGTTCGTACCACCGGTGATATTGGTGCTTGCATTAGTCATAGACATTGCCGCATGTGTATAAGTCGCCGTAGCCGTTGTAATAGAATACGCGGCAGATGTTATAGATGTAGCGGCTACAGATGTTTGTGTATTCGTACCCAAACTGTTCATGGTATATGCAAGTCCAGCATTGATAGTGGTTGCAACAGTAGCACCAACATTAAAGTTGCCGCCCGAGAAACTAATAGAACCAAGCGTTGTAGTTCCGAAGTCCATATCTTTGATTGCAAACACACGATATGCGCCTAATTCACTTGTAATATTGAATCCTAACAATCCAGACTGAATTACTTTTCCTGCAACTTGTGTATTTTGATTCTGACCAACAAGTATATCTTGACGACCAAGAACAGTTAGTTTATCCCCTCCTAATCCTAAGCCCCCCTGAGAACCAACACGAATACCTCTGCTTCCGTTAATATTCATGCCGTAGTCAGACATGATTTCACTTACATGATTGCCCTGTGTTTTTTCATGTCTTGTTCCTCTAACAGTAGAGAATTTGTTTCCGCTAATGTCCTCATAAAAGTCTCCCTTAACATTTAAAGTCATATCGCCTTCAACTGTTATATTAAGGTCACCCTTGATAAACATCTGTTTGTCTTTTATGGTAATTTCGTAGTCATCACCGACAACTTTCTGTACTTTAGTTCCATCAGGTTGAATCTCTTCAAATGTACCCGTTCGATGGAAAGTGTGAATTCTTTCTGCGCCCGGTGTGTCATCAACCTCAAACACATGACCGCTCTCTGTCTCTCTTACATGATTGTAAGGATACTTGGTTTTTGTTTCTTCAACACCTTGAGGATGTGGTTCGTCCCAAAAAGTTTCTTCTCTTCTTGCTTGTACTGGGTCTCCGTCAATTTCGGGCGCAAATGCGATAGGAACTTTTTCAACTCGCATCGCTCTTTTTACAGCAAGTGAAAAGTGTTTTTCAGCAACATCTTCTCTTGCGAGTCTAGTAATATCAGACTCAGGTACTGTGTTTCTTCCTGAGTTATTATCACTGAAAGGATACACACCATTAGGATCATTGAAACCAACTTCTTCGTTGGGTGGTTGCATAGATAGAGCAGATAGAGATCCCATGATAACAGGAATCTGACAGTCAGGTCCATCAGCAAAAAATCCAAACACATGCGAGCCTTCAACCAAGCCCGTAGCAGATTGTCCTATACCAGACACACTAGCAGAGTTTACAGGATTCATTAATACTGCAAGAGGTAAATCTTCAGTGGGTAAGTCTGCTTTATCAGGCGTATGATAACCTAAAATCCTAACACGCACTCTTCCGATTTTTGCCGGGTCATTTCTATCTTCTACAACCCCCTGCCACCAAGTAAATTGAGGATACTTTGTCACGAATCTTCTCCCATGCTATCACGAACAATCTCAAGAACCATCGTATGGGTTCCTCTTTTAATAGTGTGTCTAACACCCGCAACAAAATATATTCCTGAAATTTGTGGGTCAAACAAATCTTCAGGTTTGGGGTTAGATGTCTTTTCACTTACATTGGGAAAATTACACTTAATAAGTTTTCCTACTTCAATATCTGTTTTTCCAGGAACTGTTATTTCAAAATTCACAGTTTTCAATTCTGCCATAGCAGTATTTCTAAATGATGTTGCTGTAACTTGTGCCACATTAAATGCATCGTTTTCACTAAACAAACCAGAAGAACCTGCTTTAAAGTTTATGACAGACAGAGGATCTGATATAACACTTCCTCCAAAAGGAGCAGTATTTGTAATATGCTTAAAAGATGAGAATGTCTCAGGTATCAAATTCTTTATCGTTTTCTTTCTTTCTTCGTGTTGTTTAGTATAGTCAAATCTAATATCGTACATGTCTTTATTAGCAAAATCATACGCAAATGTTGTATTACCGTAATAACCCGAGCTTCTATTTTGAAGCTGGTCATAATAAGAAGGATAGTCTACATTGCTTATAGTAATTTGAGTAGGAGAAAAGAAAGGAGAGGTGAAGGTATATCTGCCACCTCTTCTATTGTCTTTAGCGTCCTTAAAGATATTATCAAGATTTTGGATGTAACTGTACTCATCATACAGAACACCAGCTTCTTTTTGTTCTTGTATTACTGCTGTAATAGAAGTAAAATAAAAGTTCTTAGAAGATTCATAAAATAATACATTAGGCATTTTATAAGTCGTGCCGATAGAATTCTTAGCCAAGAAATTTAAACATTTAAAAGGAGACCAGTAAGTAGAAATAAACTCAAAGTTATTTGTCGAGTGAGGTGTGTCAAACAAAATAAGTTGTGAGTCTTGAGTTCCGGTTTGACCCGAAGTCTGCAATACTCGCTTATCTTTTACATAATCCTCGAATATTTGAGATGCTATTGCTTCGGTTCCGCCTGAAAACTTTCTAGAAATTCTTGTAATACTATCTGCTAATCCTTCAATCGACATAAAATTGAGTTGATAAAACTGTTGTCGGTCATTTTCTAATTTCCGGTCTGTTACTGAATATATCGAAAAAGTTTTGTGTATTACATTAGATTCTTGATCTTCTAAGTAAGGACTTCTTAACTTCAATGTAATATAT